CCGAACACGCGGGCGACCATGTTGGCGCGCTGCAGCTTGTTGTTCGCGTCCGGGTCGTAGAGGCTGTCGTTGATGACGCGAGCCGTGCCGCCGAGCTCGGTCGGGCCGAGCCAGATGCTCGGGCGAAGGTCGAGGAACTCGATGCCCGTGTGGTCGGTCTGGCGCGCCATCAGCGTGCGGGCGTTGTCGATCGCCGTGACGGTGAGCGCCTGCGTGGTGCCGATGTTGCCGTGCGAGCTGTGGAACAGCGGCTGGCCGTCCTGCATCGTCGGGCCGTTGCCGCTGTTCGAGGTCAGCAGCGCATACACGTCGGCCTCGATGGTGCGGCGGGCCGCGCGGCCGAAGGCCGTGGCCAGGCCGAGGAAGGCGCCGAGGTCGTCGTTGATGATGGCCTGCCGCGACAGGTTGATGATGTTGCCCTTGGTGCCGGCGCGAACGCGCGAGCGGTCGGCATCCGGGATGGGGCGGTTGCGGAACTCGCCGTTCTCGGTGAGGTCCTGCAGGTTCGGCAGCGAACCAAGGCGGTAGCGCGGGTGGTCGCGGAAGTCGGCGACCGAGCCGGTGGCGCACCAGCGCGACCAGGTATCCGGCGCGGAGGCGTAGGCCGCCTGCAGGGTCTTCTGCATGGCGTTTTCGAGCAGGATCGGGAAGTCGGGCGATGTCGACCAGCGACAGGCCGCGGAAAGGGTTGCCCGACTCGACGCGGACGGCCTTGCCGTCTTCACCAACGGCGCCCTGACGGGCCATCAACGCCTGCACGGCGGCAGCGCGGTGCTTGTCGACCTGGTCGAGGCCGCCGCTGACGCGGTTGTGGTGGCCGCCGGCGGCGGCGTCACGCTTGGCCAGCTCGTCGAGCACGATGCCGCGCACTTCGTCGACGGACTTGCCGGCGCGGATCCACTCCGGGGCGCGCTCGCTCAGGCCGTGGCGGGCGGCGAGCTGGGTGATGTCGGCCGAACGGGCCAGCAGGGCGCGTTCCTGCGCTCCGGTGTCGTTCGGGGTGGTGGCCGGAGCGGCGCCGTTGCCGGCGGCGTGGGCCGTGTCGGCGCCGTTCGGCGCTTCGTTCTCGTCCATCTGGGTTTCCTCGCTGGAGTTTCGCGCGTGCGCGCTGACGAACTCGCAGGGGAAGCCCTGCGAGGGGTTGGGTTTCTTCGGGTCGGCGCCTTCGGCGCCACGCGTGGCCGCGCCGGCGTCGGCCGGCACGGTGACGAAGCTCAGCTCCATCGGGGTCCAGCTCACGGCGCGATAGGTCGGCAGCTTGTTGCCGGCGTCGCGGGTGATCTCGTAGGTCTGGACGCTGTAGCCGACGCTGATGTTGCGGATGATGCCGTCGCGGATGTCTTGCACGATGCCGGCGACGTCCTCGCGGCCGCTCAGGCGGATGAGGGCGCGGCCGACGTTTCCGTCGAGCCAGGCGCGCTCCACCACGCCGATCTGGTCGTCGAGCGACCAGGTGCCGTGCGAGTTCAGCACCGGTGCGGCGCCGCTGGAAAGCCGCGACATGTCGATGGCCGAGGTGCTCACCTCGAGCTCCTCGTTGTAGTACTCGCCGGCGTTCCAGTCGTAGCGCTTGACGCCGGCGCCGGTGGTCCAGACCACCTCGACGGTGCGGGCCTCGGCGTTGAACGTGGCCGGCTGCAGCGTGGCAAGCCGGATCTGCTGTTCGAGGAGACGGGTCGGGTTCTTCATGCCCCGCACGCTACGGATGCGGGCGCGGACATTTCAGTGCAAATGTCCGCTTCGATCAGAAATCGCTTTCGGCGTACATCCGGCAGAAATCGAAGTCGGCGGCGGCGGCCGTCGTGCCGTTTCGGATGTCGAAGCGGCCGCCAAGAAACGTGGTGACCGCCGGGAGGTTGTCGCTGTAAAGCGTGTCGAGATGCGTGGTGCCGGCACCGCCATTGTTGAAGCTGCGCACCAGCGCGCCCATCGACGTACCACCCGGCGGGCTGAAACAGACCACAACGGCAAGGGCTGCAGTGGACGATGACAGGCCGGCGAAGGCTTGGCCGCCGGCGAGCGCAAGATTGCCTGAGCACACGCGGGCGTGGAAGTAGAACCCACCGACGAAGTTCGCATTGCCGCGTGCCATCGTGGCCGCCCCGTGGCGGATGCCGGCCGCGTTGCCTGCCGTGGTGCTGGTCGCGCAGCGCGTGCGGTAGATGCTCTGCGCGAGACCCGTGGTCGCCAGCGCCGGGTGCGAAAGGGTCGCCGCCGTGGCCGCGTTGATGCCCTGCGCCGAAACGGCCGTGCCGCTGCTCGGCGCGATGATCATGATGCGGTTCGTGAACATCGCCGGCTGCAAAGGCGTGTCGACGCCACTCGGGCCGATCATGTTCGCGAGCTGCCGGCCAGCGAACGCGCGGGCATACAGGCGCAACACGCCCGAGGCCGGTGCACCGGGGGCGGACGCGATGCTCAGTAGTTCGATGAACTCGTCGAACTCCATGTGCCCAGCCGCCGTCACACGGGCGCGCAGTGCGCCGCCGAAGCCCCCGGCACTGCTGAACTGGACAGCACCATCCGCGCCGCCCGGCGATGCGCCACCACCGCCACCGCCCGCCGCGGCAAGGCTGAAGGTGCGCGTGGCGCCCGAGCCGGCTGGCGTGATGGTGACATTGGCGCCGGCCAGCAGCGCGGCCTCTACCTGGGCGCGGACGCTCGCGGCGAAGTCGGAAATGGTGCTGGCCGCTTGCGTGCCGGTGTGCGTGGCGCGGTCGCGCAGCGCGGCATCCGTCGCGTTGGCGGTGGCGCCCGTGGCTACGCCGGCGAGCTTGGTGCGCTCCGCCGAAGTCATGGCCAGCCGCGTGGCGCTGTCCGTCGTCGTGTCGAGGGTTTGCGTGCCCGTATGGGTCGCGCGGTCGCGCAGTTGCGCGTCGGTGGCGTTGGCTGTAGCGCCTGCGGCGATGCCGTCCAGCTTCGACTTGTCGGCCGCGGCCATGAAGCCCGGCGTCGACGGCGTGGCATTGGCGTGGCCGTGTGCGGCGGCGGCGTACTGCGGGTGCGGGTCCGCCGCGCCGGTGTGCGCCGCCATGGTGGCGGCGGCCGTTCCGGCCGCCTCAGCGCCCAGCTCGCCCAGCGTGGGCCGTGCATGCGCGTGGTCTGCGCGGGCGCCCTCGTTGGAGCTGCCAATCGCCGCCGACGCCGCCAAGGCGGCTGGCGTGACCGTCGACGTGAGCGAGCCGCCACCGCCAGTGCCAGGCGGACCCTCGGGCCCCGGCGGGCCCTGCGGCCCGATGAACTCACCGCCTACCGACTCGACCACGATGCTCGGCGGCGATTGAAGCTCGATGACGTTCGTCGGGGCCGGCTGGACCTCAACGATGGTGATCGGGGTGCTCACCGCGTGACCTGGGCGTCGACCGTCACGGTGCCTTGCAGCAGGCGCGTCACTTCACCAGACGGCGCCTCCAGCTCGAAGTCATAGACCGACGGACCCGGCGGCAAACCCGCCGTGGCGGTGGCGGAAAGCACCAGATCGATGCGCCCCTGCGCGGCGGTGATGGTGATGCCGTTGTTGGCCACCGTCAGCTCGGCGAGCACATCGGCCGAGGTGACCACCTTGCGGATCTGCATGCGCGCCGTGTAGCCCGTGAGGTCGCGGGGCGTGGCGCCATCGCGGACGATCAGGGCGTGCTTCCACGTGGCGCCCTGCTCGATGATGAGAGGCAACCGGGCGGCAGTCATGGCCTTACTCCTGCGTTCCGGCCGAAGCGGCAGACGGCGCCGGCTTGCCGCTCATGAAGCTCATCAGCTCCAGCGCACCGGAGGCGCGCATGGCGGCGAAGTCGCGGCCGGCCTCGGCGAACACCTTGGCCGGGTCGTAGCCGCGCTGGCGCAGGGATTCGCTCGGGGTGAGCAGGCACGCGCCGATGGCCTCGACCTCGGCCTTGATGTCCTGGTGCGGGTTGACGTAGTCCCAGCGCGGGGTGGTCCACTCGACGTCGTCGGTGGCCGACTCCGGCACGACGCCCACCGTCTTCGCGGCATCCACGAACCACGAGTAGATCGGGCTGCACAGGCGCGGCACCAGCACCAGCCACTGCACCTGCTGCACCGACTGGCGGAAGTCGTTCCAGCGGATGCGCGCCGAGCTGAAGTTCACCTCGCGCATGTCGCCGGTCATCACCTCGTAGGGCACGTCCATGCCGGCGGCGATGAGGTGGAGGTTGAACTTGCAGGTCTCGACGTAGCCGGGCGCCGCGGTGGGCGCCACGGTGGTGATGTTCATGCCGGGCGGCAGCTGCGTGATGCCGCCGCTGGCCAGGGCGCCGAGGTCTCCGCTGGCGTCGACGGCAGCCGCATTGGGCGCCGTGCCCACGTTGTCGACGCCCATCCCCCGAGGGACGTCGGACGGGTTCGCCAGGTCGGAGGCCTCGGCGCCACTGACCAACACCGAAAGCCGGGTTTCGAGGTTCTTGCGCTGCAGCTCGGCGTCCTCGTAGAGCATGAGGTCGCGAGCGCGAGCGATGACGGCGGCGAGGCGGCTGATGCCACGGCCCTGCCCCGGGCGCTCGGGGGCGAAGAGGTGCAGAATCTCGCTGGCCGGCACGAGGCGGCTGCTGCCACGGCCCACGCGCTGCGTGTCGCCGGGGTGCTGGTCGAACAGCCAGTAGCCCTGCACGCGGCCGATGGCGTCGTACTGGATGCCGTTCACGATGACGCCGCCCTGCCCGACCGTGCCTTGGCGGTCGCTGTCGAGCCAGTCGATCTCGAGCAGCTGGATCTGCAGCGGCACGCGCAGGCCATCGCCGGGGCGGCGAGTGCGGCGGCGGATGAGCACCTCGCCGTCCTGCTCCATGGCGCGGTAGGCCGCGGCCTGCAGGCCGTAGAAGTCGTAGATGCCGTCGGCGTCGGCGCGCTTGACCCAGCGTTCCCACTCGCGATCGAGGGTGACGCGGTGCTCGGCGACGGGCGTCTGGCTCTGGCCAGTGATGCCGGTGCCGATGGTGTGGTTCACCAGGCCGTTCAGGCCGCGCCGGATATACGGCACGTTCTGCACCAGGGCGCGGGCCCGGAAGCGCAGCATCCGCGCATCGGCGCGGTGGTCGCTGTTGGCGCTGGCGCCGGCGCGGCGCGGCTTCCAATCGGTGAGCACGGCGCCTTCGTAGGCGCGCTCGAGCAGAGCGCGGGCGCGCTTGCGGCGCAGGCCGGCATCCGGGTTGAAGAAGCCGACAAGGCGGTCGATGGGGTTCATTCGCCGCGCCCCGTGGTGAACCGGAAGCGGAAGGCCGAGCCGCGGCGCGGCGCACCGGCGCGAGCGAGCTCGCCGGCGACGTGGTCGCGGGCTTTCAGCAGTTCGTCGACGCTGCGGTAGGTGATCTTTCGCCCGGC